ATTTCTGAAGTTTTACCTTCTTCAAATCTTACAGCTCTCCCAACACGTTGAACTTTACGTATTTTAGAAGAATCCGTATGTAATATAATTTCAAGATTAACGCCTTTACAATCTAAACCTTGATCTGCTGCTTTTGAAGTATGAAGAAATCCTTTAGAAGCATTATTGAATGCATCAATCGTCGCCTGATTTTCTTTAAGTTTTTTCTTTGAGTGTATAACTCAACCGTTTCCAAAAGATTCTGCTTGCTTAATTGTAGATGAAAATGTAATACCTTTTTTATCTTGTCTTGCTGCAATGATTTTATTTGCAATTTCCATCTTCTTTGGATGATTATAAATAAATTCTTTGCGTTTTCTCATAGCACGATTACATTTTTGTGCTACACCCATTACAGTATTACCATCAAGACCCATTTTTTTGGCATAAGCACGACATTTAATAATGTTAGTTGCACATTCCATCATTAAAGTAAAATCAAAGTTGAAATATGCAAAACATTGATTAAACTCCTTTGTTCAAGCATTATAATCAGTTAAATCTACATCTAATAAAACAAGATATTCTCTATGTGGAGCAACTCATCCGTTCAATTCTGCTTCATCCAGTCCAATTTCATCACATACTGGAGCATACTGTTTAATAAGAACTTCTTTACCATCAAGTCTTTCAAGTGTTCCTGTTAAACAAAGCAAATTCTTATAATCAACACATTGGAATATTTGAGAAAAAGTGGTAGAAGCCATTAAATGAACTTCATCTATTACCAAAAGATCACAGGTTCAATTTAATTTAATTGCAGAATTAATTATTTCTACTCTTGCGTTACTCTCCAATCCTCTTTCTTCCAACTGATCAATTCATTGATCTTTTAAAATTTGTGTTGGTACTATAACAAGTGAAGAAGAATTTTCATTACGCTTAACAAATGCTTCTATAAGATTTATGGCCATTCTTGTCTTCGAATTGTTATCCTATGGACTTTTTATTCCATAGCTCTTACATTTCTTATTTATGTAAGTCCCGCGTACATTTTCTCCCACTTATTTCAGTTGGGGAGTCAACCACTCTTGGAGACATTTTATTCTGATATATCAGTTTCAGTCTCTACGCTGTACAGTGCAGAAGAATCGTTACTTTCTTCTGTTACCACGGTATTATCATCACAGACTTCACCGTTTTTGGTCGATAATCATTCGTTTCATTCCTGAATCGAACGGCTTCCGTTTTTAAAAAAATTGTATTTTTGATATTTACGATTTAAATAAATGGTGCAATCAGAATATAATCAGTTAATAAACTTTACTGAATTTTCTTTTGTATATTCAATTGTAAATGTTTTATCATCATGTCTTTTATCATGTATAAATTTTGATGAAATTTGAGATACTTGTATAATTTTCTCTAAAAAATCATGAGTACCAATTATTTCAACGTGTGGAGTAACACAATATTTATGTTTATGAAAACTGATACACCCATCTCCATCAAAATATCCACGAACAAAATGTCTAAGTAATGAAACATCTTCAAAAATACCAAAATTAGGAAACTTTAATATTAATGATTTGTTTGGTACACATCCGTAATTATTTAAAGTTTCCCACAGATGTTTATTCATAATGTTTCATCTACATCGATGATTGTCAAATTTAACGTTATTTTTATTATGTTCCATAAATTTGTTAAATTTAGACAAATGTTCTATATCTTTTAATTGTAAAGATAGTTCAAAAACATTTTTGTATTTGGCATTCGGATTGCTAATATATCCGTCCGCATAAATAAATCCTAATCAATACGCTTTCTGTTCTGTATCGATAGAATCAAAAACACTTTCATTAAACTTAACTATATTTTGATTATTAATCACATCTATTCCCATTTCTTTAAATCTTTTCGAAAGAGTACGTCTATCTATTTTATACTCTTTAGCTAGTTTTGTAAGAGATATTTTTTCTGTTAAATATCTATTACTTATTTCATTTCAAAATTCATTTGTACGTTCCATAATTTATATATTTTTTATTACAATACAAATATATAAATTATATATGAAATTTCCAAATCTAATACAATTTTTTCTAACAGATACCAAAACCAGTAGCAGCAACAACTGTCGCATTACCACCTGCCTGAATTCATCGTTTAAGACATATTTTTTGACGTTCAGTTCTATTTACCATAGTGATAATTGTTTCTTATCCATTTTTTCAATAATCTTATAGACTTCTGAAAGATAATAGTTATAATTTATTCCTCTTTTTTCAATTGGAATATCATCAAACTTATTATAAATTGTTACAGGTGAAGAAGCACATAATGCAGTTTGAGAACCATATGGTTTACCAGATTCATCAACTTTCTGTTTATAAATTGGTTTACCATACAAAGACATATAATATCTATTTATATGTGTAGTTCTTTCACCGCCATAAAAAACTTCAAATTTCTTATCAACTTTCTGGAATGTACAAAACTTCTTTATATCTTTACATCCATAAATAGTCTCTTCAGGTAAAATACCTTCTACAAAATACTTATTTAATGCTTCAGGAATAATCAATGGAGCCAATCCTTTGCCAAGTTGTGCTTCTTGAATAAACATTCCTTTGGTTTTAATAAGTTTTGGATCGTGAGATTTACTTCAGCCTTCTTTTACACCAATATAATCATTAATAGCATACTGATAGAACCTTTCGAAATGATCTGCAGCAAGTGTTAATCCGGTAATTTTACATCATTCGTCACATCAAGCGTGTGCCTTATCTCGTATTGATTTTTTCATTAATACAAAGACTCCATCTGTATTTGATTGAATAATACGACATCCTAGTTCACTAAGACCTTCTGCAAGCATTAACAACATTAATTGACCGTTAATACGTATAGTTAATGCCATTTTAGGATCGTAACATCAAGAATATTCACTCTGTAAATTACCTGAAAGTCCATTTACAGATAATTTTAAAGTTTCATTCTTTAGTTTATTACCATTTCTTTTGGCTTCCAATCGTTCAAATAGAATTCCTGCATATACTTGTGTAAACTCAGGTCCAAGATGTTGAGGATATAATTCTTGAGATACAATAATTGATGGATACATTGAATCCACATCCACGTCCTCTAGTTCTTCGTCATCATTTGGTTCAAATCTTTCAGGTTCGTTAACACTATGAACTCCTCCCATAGCAAAAGTGTGCTCTACACCTCCAAGAATAAAGTGTTTTTCAAACGAATTATCATTTGGATCAACACATAATTCTTTTAGTTCCTTTAACAGATTTTGTAGAGTTGGAGTTTTGAAAGATATAAATGGAAATATAATATCTGCAAAACAAAGATTTGTACAAGGACTTCTTAAATCCTTTATTTGAAATCACTGTTTATTTGTTGCTTGTAAATATCTTGTTTTGATAATTTCCATTCCAAGATTTACACCATCTTTGTTTAAAGCAGATATATGATATTCATCTTCAATAGCAAGACGAAGTTCTATATCCTTTTTAGAACGATTTAATAGTTCTTCAGTAGAATCAACATCGTTCTTATTGTATGAAAGTACATTTTCTATCTCTGATTTAGGTAATGGTTTCTCAAAATTACCAGAATATTCTTCTACATTTTGATATTCCATTGTTACTTGCAATGCTTTCAAACTTGGTCTTAATTTTTGAGACCATTTCATTGTAAGTAAATCTAAAGTTAGGAATAGATTTGCATACTTATACTGTGATCAAGAAGCAGACGTTTCAGAAGTAATAATTTTATCAGAGAAGGCTTTAATTTCAGCAGTAACTTCTCAAACAGGCTTTAAAACAAGTTTTTTATAGTTTAAAAGAAGATAAGATATAATTGGATTATCATAATGGATTACATTATATCCGCAAAATACAATTCCTTTATGTAAAAATAGTTTTGCAATATCTGGTAAATCATTTCGACGTTCGCCTATCTCATATTGTTTATAATTACCACTTTCAGTATTCTTAATAGTTACACTAAAGAAGTTTGGAAAGACTTCAACATCGTAAACAAAACAAACATTATTCCTTATTAGCATACTTATTTACAAGATTCCAGCCCTTGTAAATAGCAACATTTTCAATTTGTTCTTTTAGAACAGACCATTTCTTAATGTGATATTCAAGGTCGTTATCAAGTAAAAGAAGAATTTTATCACGAAGAAGTTTTAAAGTTGCAGTTGGAACAAGAGATACTCTAGTTCTAGATTCCAAATTAAGAAGCGAACGAAGTTCAGCATAACTCAATCCAGTTGGAACTACTCTAAAATATCCACCGTCAATAAATAGACGCTCCTTCATTACTTCAACTCATGGACGAAGTTTACCGTTTTCATCAAATTCGGTCAAATCCTTCTTTTCATCTTCTGTAAGCCAAATACCAAGAGAAATAATGAATTCGTTAGAAATCAATTTTCTATTTATTGGCTCACAAGCATCCAAGCAGGCTTTTAGAAGATCACCAATAGTAAGAGTCTCAAATTCTTTAGGAAGATTGTCAAACATTGTAGTTATTGAATCTTCATTAGTTGCACCATTGACTTCTTTGAACTTATTAATAAAATCAAGAATGTCTTTATTGGTCTTAAACATTTCAATAGCTAAATCATGCTGAATATATCTATGTAAAAGTTCAGCATTACAACTTTCATGAAGCTTTTGAATATTTTTACGAACTTCAAGTTTACCAAATTTATAATTTGTCTTACGATAAAGCATATCAAGAGTATGTGTATATGCTTTCTGAAGTTCATCTAAAGACATATCAAGAAGTCGAATAGATTCGCCATTTTTATTAATTCAAGTCCAATTATCAATACTATTGGCACGCTTTTCCATTGCCTGTGTAAGCTTATCTGCTAAATCACTCATAATCTTAAAATTTATAATTATTGTTTGTAACTATTTCTTTATCTTTTATGAAATTCAGGAAATAACATTGTGTATATTTATATGTTTCTTTACTTCCTGTATTTCTTTGGTAATATTCATCACCAGCATCTACATATTCTAACTCAACAAATCCACTCTCACCAATTCCTGGAGATGTACCATTTCAATTTGGAGGTTTTACAGCACTAATATATCTTAAAAGACTATTATTGGGTTCATCCAAATTTTGAAAGATATAAGTTGTATAAAAATCATCTTGTTGAGTAACCAGTTTACAATGAACTGTTACTCGCATTCAACTAAATCAAGAGGGTTTTGATCGTTTTTAACTGCCTCAAGAGCAATACAAGCGATATGTTTGATTTCATTCAACTTATTAATGATATATGCCAAAACATGCATGTCTTTCAATTCAAATGCTTTAAGTGCAAGAGCATTTATTTTTTCAGCATATTCATCTTCCATTTTCTGCAATTCTTCAAAAGGTTCAAGTTTGTCTCTAAACTTTAGATTAAGTGCAGGAATGGTAAATTCAGGAATGGTTTCTAAAGATTCAATAAGAAAATTCATTAAACAATGTTTTGTTGCTTCACAAGCTTTATACATGTGCTTAAAGAACTTCTTATAATCAATATAACCATTATGATAAAAGTAGATTTTTGCAGAATGAATAAACGATAGTTTTTCAATTTCAAATTGAATTAAATCAATAAACATATCGTATAGTTCTCTATTCATTCCGCTTTTTTCTTGTTCTGGTTCTTGTGTTTTGTATTTCATCCTCTATTTTATAAATTAAAAAGGTGGAACCATCTTTATTATAACTCTTTTCTTCTAAAACTTTATCTGTTTCAAATACTTTTGCATCTACAATATGGTAATATTTTCATCCATTTGTAATGTCTCATTTATATTGTTCCATTACATATTGCATAGATTAATACTATAAAGAGTTTTATGAAAATTAGTATTAAATTGAGACTCAAATAAATCCATCATTGCTGTAGATATTTCAAACTCGTGATCTCCGATATAAAGTGTTATTGGAAATGTAGTTGTTGTATTCAGCCATTTCCATATATCTTCATCTTTAAATTGAATAGTATTTGGTTCTAACCAAGTATGAACTTCAGATAAAAGAAAGTGTAATTCTCCAATATTATGTTGATCCCAGAGAGTAAGTAATTTTTCCATCTTTGGATCCAACATTAAATCCATTGGATCCTCGTGTTCCAGATTCGGATACCAATGATTCCCTAATTTTTTTACGGTAATCAATATGTTCATCTCTTTGTAAATTTAAACATTGTGCTGCAAATACACACAATTCATCAGCTCGTTCATTTAATTCATTATGAGCATGACCTTTTACTCATTGCATTGTTACTTTATGAAAATCCAAGTAGTCAAGAACTTCAAATCATAAATCTAAATTTGATTTAGAATAGTCTTCCTCTTCAAATCATTTTTTAGCTCAACCCTCTTGAATTGTATTAACAACATACATTGAATCAGATATAATTGTTATATCAGATGGTTCTTTAAAATATTTAAGTGTTTCAAGTACAGCACGTATTTCCATACGATTATTACTAGTATGAGTATTACCATTATGTAATTCAGCAATTATATTATCTGATTCATCTAATATAATACTTGCTCATCCACCTCTTTTTATCGAAGCTTGATATGAACCATCTGTATAACATTTATATTTCTTCATTTGGAGTTTCTTTTATTTCTGGTTCATCTTCTATTTTTTGAAAATCAACATAATGTCCAATATCTCGCAGAATTGGTTTACCAAAGAATTCACAATCATGTTTCTTCTTCAGTTCTTCCAAATCTGCGAGAAATTCATTTGGATATTCTAGTTGAAATTCACCATTAAAGGTCAAAACGAACATCCTTGTTAATATATTCTGCAATTAAACGATTAGCATAATTGCGAGATACACTCTTAACACAACCACGCTTAATACCACAAACCTTTACAGCAGGTTTAATTCTTGCACGATCCTCTGCAAGTTTACGACCGTCCTTCTTCTTAAAAGTGTCCTTCGGAGAACAAACGGCAACACCGAAAGACATTGTATTATTAAGTGGATCATAAACAGATGCAACAGTTACTCTAGGAAGAGTTTTTACAATCTGAGAAACAGAATCGAATACAAAATTAATTTCGCCCTGAGAATCGGTCATTACAGGAATAAGACGAACATGCACAGGCTTGGAATAATAAAACTTAACGGTTTTCATAATCTATTGTTTTAAAACTAAATCAAAAATGCCATCACGAGTGATGGACTTAATAATATATTTATCATTAATTGCAGAATCAACTGCCATAAAAGGACCACCTTCTGGATCTAATGCAGAAACATATTGTCCTATATGAGATTCTCCATCAAATCCAAGAATTTGATAAGTTCCATAACTTTTAGGATCGGCAACAAATTGATATTTACCATTACTCATCTTTTCAAGAGTATGGCAATATCCATATCTTGCTTGGAGTTTAATTATATCTTCCATTAAAATGTTATTTCTTCATTAACAATTAAACAACTTGAAGAAAGATAGAGATATAATACCGATAATGCATTTTCGAGAGCCAATCTATCTGATTTTGCCGGATTAATAATTCCAGCATCATACATATTAACTATTTCTCCAGTAACTGCATTAAATCCATAACCATTACCATAAGACTCATTAAGTGGCTCTAGACCATAATTTTTCATTATTTGATCTTGAACAGAAAATAGTTCTCTACAAACAATCCATTCATCATTATTTCTATCCATATTAGAAGTACCATCAAATAATGCGTCTATGAATGATACACCACCCCCAGGTACAATACCTTCTTCAATAGCTGCTTTAGTTGCACATACTGCATCATCAATGCGATCTTTCTTTTCTTTCATTTCAAGTTCAGTGGTGCCACCTACATAAATGGAACAAATACCACCTGTAAGTTTTGCTAATCGTTGAGCATGAAACTCTTTAAGAAAATCAGCATCTAATGTATCAGATACAGTATTTAATTGTTCTTTAATTTGAGCAACTCTTTCTTTAATTGCATCTTTTGAACCTTGACCTTCAATAATAGTAGTTGTTTCTTTAGTTATAACCGCTTTATTACAAAGACCTAACATTTGCCGAGTTACTTTTGGAAGTTCAATTCCAGATTCAAAAGTAATAACTTTAGCACCAGTTAAAATTGCTAAATCCTCAAGAACAAATTTCCTATAATCTCCATAAGATGGACTTTTAATTGCACAAACTTTAACAATTCCACGCATTACATTTAATTTAAGATTCTGAATAACTTCATCATCATAATCTTGTGCAATAAGCAGGATTGGTTTGTGTTCTTTAACTGCAATTTCAAGAATTTGAACAATATCTCGCATTATCTGAATTTTATGTTCAGTAATAAATACTAAACAATTTTCCAATTCGCATATCTGTTTAATTGGATCAGTTGCAAAGAATTCAGATTCCATTCCTCTTTCAAATTGCATTCCTGTAATAATTTCAGTATAAGTCCAAATACTTGGTGATTCTTGAACAGTAATTACTCCGTCTTTTCCGATTTTGTTAAAAGCTTCTGCAATGAGAGAACCAATTTCTCTATCATTGTTTGATGATATCGTAGCAATTTTTTCAATATCTTCATCCTTAATAGGAGTAACTTGATTCTTAAAACTCTTAAGAATAGCATCAAATATAGGTTTTAAGTTATTTTTAAGTTGAATTGGATTACAACCTTTATCGATAAGTGTTTGTGCAGCTTTAATAAGATTATATCCTAGAATAGTCGAACTGGTAGTACCATCGCCAGCGGTTTCTACGGTTCTAACACTCGCTTCACGCAACAATTGAACTCCAAGATTTTCAAATTTATCTTTTAACTGTATATTTCTAGCTACAGTAACTCCATCTTTGGTAACAAGCGGTTTATCATCTCGATAATCATCTATAACAACACATTGACCAGCTGGACCTAATGTTGAACCTACTGCTTGTGCAAGAACTTCCATGCCTTTTAACATGGAAGCCCTTGCATCTTTATTAAATTGAAGTTCTTTATTCTGCATTATATGCTAAAAACGTTTTGTTAAACCAATTATTCTTAAGTTTTATGCAATAGTCATATTCCTCTTGATAAACCAGTACCCAAATACCACAAATAAGATAATTTGCAACAGGGATCATACAAAGAAAGAAATATAAAACACTAAGAATTTTAGGAACTTTATTATGATGTGTACACGTTGCATACCATAATAAGATTGCATACGCAATAAAATATCCTAAAAGAATTATAAAACCACCAAGAAACATATTACTTTACATTAATAAAAGGAGTCATACCCCCACCATTATATGTAGGAAGTTCTCCATTCCACTTTTCAATAGCATACTGACGAACAAGAAGTTCATTTAATGATGCAGCAACTACACGATTATAATATGCTTCACCATCACCCTGAATTTTAAGAGATTCTGCTTCACCTTGAGCTTTAGCGACAGCAATTTTTGCTTGAGCTTCAGCTTCTTTTACAAGATTTTCTGCCTTAAGTGCTGCCTGAATTGCTTCCAATTTCGCATTAATTGTATTTCTAAGTGATTCAGGAGGATCAATTTGTGAAGTAAATTCTCTAATATGAAATCCTTCTGCTTCAAGCGATGCATCTAGCATTGCACGAACTTCAGATTCAAATTTTGCACGAGACGACATTAATTCATCAGCTGTATAATTATTGGCACAAATTCGATATGCATCATAAATACAAGTACGCATATATCCTTGTTCAATATCTGAAAGTGGTTTTCTATAAGTTGTAAAAATATCAACTGCTTTATCCCTAATAACTTCATATGCAAGAACAGGATCCATTGAAAATACTGCAGCATCCTTTGTATTTACAGAAAACGCTGGATAATCTACACGTTGAACAAAAACTGGATATTT